GCTACGGCGAACCGAAGGAGTCCAAAAATGCTGACGATCACGATTAAAGCCAACGTCCCCGCCGCTGACGCGCAGGGCATCAAGGAGCGCATCGCCATGGACATTGAGCGATACGGCGATTGTAAAGTCGTGAGCGTCGTGAGCGACCGGGGACGGGAAGAACAGCTACGAATGAAAGGAGCCAAATTATGAGCATCAACGTAAAGAAGTACACCAAAGACCAGATGGCGAAGATGGTGGAGGACGCGCAGGCGGAAGTGCAGGAATTAAGGCGGGTAAACGCCGCACTGACCGAGCAGATCGACCAGATGAACGGCGAGGCCATCAACAAGGCAAACGAGATCGCGAACCTGAAAGCGGACGCGGATGCGCTGCGAAACAAGCTCGCTGACACCGAGGCGGCGCTTGGGCGAGCGAATGATGAGTGCGCTTTTAAGCAAGAGGCCCTTAATGTAATGCGCAACAGGCGCTACAACGCCGAGCAGCGCGCCGATTACGCAGAATCCCACCCGTGGCGCAACCTGTGGGCGTGGCTCAAAAGAAAGCTCAAAATGGCATAAGAAGAGGCGGGGCGAAAGCCCTGCTTCTCTTTTTGCCGTGAGGGAGAACCCCTTTCTTTTCTTTTATATTTCTTTTCTTTCGGGAGAGGGTGCTATATGCAGGATGTATCTATGTTGTGTGTATGTAACTATACAAGGGAGAGCACAGGAAGAGGGAGAGAAAGTTTCCACGCCCGTGGTGAGAAATAAAAGATGGCGTGTTACCGTCGGAAATAGGAAGCTCGGTTCCCCGAGCGGGGGATAAGAATGCTGTGCGATAAGGCCGAGGACGGGGGGCTTGCAGCATAAAAAAGAAAGGCGGTGGCGGCATGGCAAAAGCAGGGTGTCATCCCAAATATGCGACGGTCGAAGAAATGCAGGCCGTCATTGACCAATACTTCGAGGATTGCAAGGGCGAGCCGATCATAGGGGACGATGGTATGCCAATCCTCGACAAATTCGGGCAGCCGTTTATCATTCATCAGCGCCCACCGACGGTGACGGGGCTCGCGCTTGCGCTGGGATTTACGAGCAGGCAGGCGCTGCTGAACTATCAGGCAAAGAAAGGATTCGTTGACACGGTTACGCGCGCGAAGTCTCGCATCGAGGCTTACGCCGAGGAACGGCTCTTCGACCGAAACGGCCAGCGTGGCGCTGAATTCAGCCTGAGATACAATTTCCGCTGGGCAAATGACGAGAAGAAGGACGACAGCGGAGAGAGCGTGTGCGGTGTGGCAGAGCTTCCCGCGGTGATGCCTGTTCCGCAGGACGCGGGAGGTGATGCGAATGGCGAAGCGTAGCGTGGTATGGAAGCCGCAGCCCAAGCAAGCGCTCTTTATGAGCCGCTGGGAGGATGAGGCTCTATACGGCGGCGCGGCCGGTTAGGCGGGGGAAAATCCGACGCGTTGGTCATCGAGGCATTGCGGCAGGTGGATATCCCGTATTACAAGGCGATTATCCTGCGAAAGACCTTCCCGCAGCTTGCCGAGCTCATTGACAAGACGCTGAACTACTACCCGCGTATCTATCCGGGCGCGCGCTACAACGGCAGCAGCCACACGTGGACATTCCAAAGCGGGGCGAAAATCATCTTCGGTTCGATGCAGTACGCAAAGGACAAGATCAAGTATCAGGGTCAGGCGTATGACTTTATCGCATTCGACGAGCTGACCCACTTTACATGGGAAGAATACAGCTACCTCTTTTCCCGCAACCGACCGAACGGGCCGGGGACGCGGGTATACATCCGAAGCACGGCGAACCCCGGCGGGGTGGGGCACGGATGGGTCAAGGAGCGTTTCATCACGGCAGCACCGCCGATGAGGACCATCCGCGAGGATGCAGTCGTGCGCTTTCCGGATGGGCACGAAGAGCATCGGCAGAAGAGCCGCATCTTTGTGCCGAGCACGGTATTCGACAATAAGATACTGCTCAAGAACGACGACAGCTATTTGACGCGCCTTGCGTCGATGCCGGAGGCGGAGAAGAACGCACTGCTCTACGGCGACTGGGACACGTTCTCCGGGCAGGTGTTTACCGAGTGGCGCAATGACAGCGAACACTACCGCGACCGCATCCATACGCACGTCATCGCGCCGTTTCAGGTGCCGAAGGAGTGGCCAATCTGGTGCGCAATGGACTGGGGCTATTCAAGGCCGTTCGCCATCGGCTGGTTCGCGGTCGACCATGACAGGCGTCTCTACCACATCCGGGAATATTACGGCTGCACGGGCACACCGAACGAGGGCGTGAAGATGGAACCGACGGCGGTGGCCCGCGAGATGAAGCGCATTGAGGCAGAAGACCCGAACCTCAAGGGGAGGCACATCTTCCGCGTGGGCGACCCCGCCATTTGGGGCACACAGGGCACGGAGAGCATCGGCTCGCTCTTTGAGCGCGAGCGCGTCTACTTCGAGAAGGGGGATAACGCCCGCATCGACGGCAAGATGCAGCTGCACAACCGATTCGCGTTTGATGAGAACGGCGTGCCGATGCTGTATATCTTCGATACGTGCAAGAATTTCATCCGCACGGTGCCAAACCTCGTTTACGACGAAAAGGACGTTGAGGACGTGAACACCGAGCAGGAGGATCATATCTACGACATGACACGCTATGTGTGCATGGAGAATCCCATTGCGGCGCGGGTAAATAAGCCGCCGAAGCCGGTCTTGTACGACCCGCTGGACATCAACACGCCGAGCTACGACAGATATGCGTGGTTCCAACACAACTGACAGGAGGGGAAGACATGGCAGGGACAAGAAAATTCCCGCAGACGCAGCAGCAGGCCGACGCGGCTGGCGCTGCTGCGATGTTGGATGCAAAGGCAGAAGCGCCGCTTGTAGGCGCATTCCGCGACAGCGACGCGGCGATGAGCAGCGGCGCAGCCATCGGCAGCAAGGAGATCGGTGACGCCGTAGAAACGCTGCAAAAGTACAAGCAGGGCAAGAGCAACTTCGAGAACCGTATCATCAGCGAGGAGCGCTGGTGGAAGCTGCGGCATTGGGAGGATATCCGACGCGGGACGAAAGACGCGGGGGAATCTCCCGAGCCTGCGAGTGCGTGGCTGTTTAACTCGATCATGAATAAGCACGCCGACGCGATGGACAACTACCCCGAGCCCGTATGCCTGCCTCGCGAGCAGAGCGACGAGGAAAGCGCGCAGACGCTCTCGTCCGTGCTGCCGGTCATCATGGAATACAACGAATTTGACAGCACATACAGCTTCGAGTGGTGGGAAAAGCTCAAACACGGTGTGGCGATCTACGGCGTGTTCTGGGACAAAGAGAAAGACAACGGGCTCGGCGACATCGCTATCGAGGGCATTGACCCGCTGAATATCTTTTGGGAGCCGGGTATTGAGGACATCCAGAAGAGCCGCAACGTGTTTACGGTGGCGCTCGTCGACCGCGACATCATCGAGGACGAATACCCGCAGTTTGCGGATAAGCTCAGCGGCAGCAGCATTGAAACGGCGAAATACGAGTACGATGACACGGTGGACACGAGCAACAAGGTCGCCGTGATTGACTGGTATTACCGCAAGAAGACCGCAGACGGGCGAACGGTGCTGCACTACGCGAAGTTCATCGACGAGGAGCATATCATCTACGCCAGCGAAAATGACCCCGAATATGCGGAGGGCGGTTTCTACGAAGATGGCGAATATCCGTTCGTGTTCGATGTGCTATTCCCCGAAAAGGGCACACCTGCGGGGTTTGGGTATACGGCCATTGCAAAGGATCCGCAGCTCTACATCGACAAACTGTGGGGAAACATCCTCGAAACTTCAATGATGGGCAGCAAGCGCCGGTATTTCGCGAGTGAAAGCCTGAATATCAACGAAGAAGAGTTCCTTGATTGGCGCAAGCCGATCATCCACGTGTCCGGCCAGATCGACGAGAGCAGGCTCCGCGAGGTAACGACGCGCCCGCTCGATTCCATCTACGCGAATATCGTGCAGATGAAGATCGACGAGATGAAGGAAACGAGCTCAAACCGTGACGTGTCCAACGGCGGAACATCCAGCGGGGCGACGGCTGCGGCGGCTATTTCTGCATTGCAGGAGGCGGGCAACAAGGCAAGCCGCGATATGATTTCGGCGTGCTACCGCGCGCAGGCGAAGATCGTGAAGCTGTGCATCGAGCGCATGCGGCAGTTCTACGACGCAGCGCGCACTTTCCGCATCACAAATGAAATGCCCTACGAGTATGCGCAGATCGGCGTGAACGAGCTGGGCGATCAGGTGACGGGCGTGGATAGCCTCGGCAATGACCTGTTCCGCAGACCGGTCTTTGACATCAAGATCAAGGCGCAGAAGAAAAACCCATTCTCCCGCGCAGAACAGAACGAGCGGGCGAAAGAGCTGTATTCGCTTGGGTTCTTCTCCCCAGACAGGGCACAGGAAAGCATGATTGCGCTCGACATGATGGACTTCGAAGGGATCGACAAGATCAAGAGCCAGGTCAACGAAGGCGCGACGCTCTACAACGTCGTGCAGCAGCAGAGCGATCATCTGCAAAAGGCGCTCACGGTTATCCAGCAGCTTACGGGACAGGACATGGGCATCGGAATGACTGGCGGCACGCAGAGCGGTGGCACGACCCGCAAGAGCGGCAGCAGCGGCGGAATTGAGAGCAAGAACGCCGACGCACAGAACGCGCAGACACCGTACATGCAGAAGCTTGCCGAACAGTCTAAGCCGAACATGGACACGGGCAGCAGCGCGGCGATGCCGGGGGTGTAAGTGCATGACGATGGTTCACATCGAGCACGAAATCGGCCGCTACATGATCCTGTGCGAAGGCCATTCGGCGGACGAGAAATGCTGCAACTACATTACTGGTGTGATGTACGCTTTCGGTGGCTATGTGAAGAACATGGAAGCCGAGGGAGACTGCGAGGTCTACGGTTTTGAGATCGACGAGGGGGCGCCGCGCTTCCTCATCCACTGCGGCGGCGATGAGCGCATCGAAGCGGCATTCATCGCCGCGTGCATCGGGCTCAAGCAGCTGGAAGACACGAGGCCGGACGCGATCTTCGTGCACGTCAAAGAAAATTAAAAAAATTTTTCTCACCCGTGGTGAGTTGGAGGAAGCCGCATGTTACGCTTTAGGCGTGCGAGTGGCTTCCTCCTATTCATACGCCCGCAAGGGAGGGTCGGCGTTTTTCTTTATCTTTTCGCCGCTCTCCCCTCCCCTGCGGATAATAGGAAGCGCTGCACGGCCTACACGGAGGGCCAAATATCCGCGATTTGACAAGCAGGAGGGATACCATGAACCTCAAAACCACGCTTCGCGTGATCCTGAGCCTCTTTGACGGCGGCGCTGCCGCTGCGGGAGCCGCTGCCGGTGCATCGGGCGGCGCTGAGGGAGGCGCGAGCGCACAGGGCGAGACCACGAAGGCAAGCTCTTCTCCCACCCGGAAGGGCAAAACGGGCGAATACGCCAACGTCGTGTTCGGCAAGCAGGAGACACCTGACGATACGGGGGCCTCTTCTGGCGAGCCGAAGGGCGAGGGCGCGAAGATGCAGCAGCGCGACGCCGGGGCTGCGGGAAAAGGCGGGGAAGACCTGAAAAAGGAGTTCCTTGACCTCGTAAACGGCAAATACAAGGACGTGTACACTGCGGAGACACAGCGCATCATCAATCGCAGATTCGGCGAGGAGAAGGCTAAAGACCAGAAAATCGCCGATTCGCAGCCCATTATCGACACACTGATGCGCCATTATGGCGTGACGGACGGCGATATGAGTAAGCTGCGTGCGGCTTTTGAGGGCGATGCGGCGCTCAACAGCGTGCTCTACAACGCGGAAGCGGAGAGCATGGGCATGAGCGTGGAACAGTACCGCGAGTATGCGCGGATGCAGCAGGAAAACGAAGCGCTCAAACGTCAGGAAGAAGACAGGCAGCGTCAGCAGAAAGCCGACGAGACATATAACGACTGGATTCGTCAGGCGAGCGAGCTGGTCGGCACGGCGGACGCGCCGGGCGAGTACCCTGACTTCGACCTCAAGCGCGAAGTCGCGGAGAATCCGCGTTTCATTGCGATGCTGCGTGCGGGCGTCCCTGTAAAAGACGCTTACGAGGTATCCCATTTAGGCGACATTCAGGCTCGTAGCGCGGCGAAAGCTGCGGCGGAGATGGAAAAGCGCGTGATGGACAACGTCCGCGCGAAAGGAATGCGCCCGAACGAGAACGGAACCACTTCCCAGCCGGGGGTCATTGTCAAGAGTGACCCGAGCAAATTCACGAAGGCCGACCGCGCAGAGATCGCAAGGCGCGTGCGGCGCGGCGAGCGCATCGTATTCTGATGCCCGCCTAATTTACCGACTGTAAGAAGGGAGACAAAACTCTATGAAGAAGTTCAAAGACATTTTCATTCTGCCCGTCATTCTGAGCCTGTTTGAGGGTCAGACGAACGTGACGACCGATGCCGGTCTCTCGGGCGAGATGAAGACCTACTACTGCGACACCCTGATTGACAACGCCGAACCCGAGCTGGTGCATGACCGATTCGCGCAGAAGCGCAACATCCCCAAGGGCAAGGGCAAAGAGATCGAGTTCCGTAAGTATGATCCGCTGCCCAAGGCCTTGACGCCCATCACCGAAGGCGTTACGCCCAAGGGCCGTAAGCTGTCCATGACCACGCTGACCGCGCAGGTCGACCAGTACGGCGATTTCGTCGAGATTTCCGATATTCTCGACCTGACCGCCATCGACAATAACCTGCAGGAAGCGACGGTGCTGCTCGGCTCTCAGGCGGGCCGCACGCTCGACACCATCACCCGCGAGGTCATCAACGGAGGCTCTAACGTCCAGTACGGCGAAGGTCAGGTGACGGGTCGCCATCTGCTTGTTGGCGGCGAGACCACGGGCAACCACTATTTCACGGTGCGTGCCGTCCGCAAGGCGGTTCGCTTCCTGAAAACCATGAACGCCCCGCGCTATGAGGGCTCCTACTGGGCCATCATTCACCCTGACTGTTCCTACGACATTCAGGATGACCCTGATTGGAAGCGCCCGCACGAGTATAAGGACACCAGCAACATCTACGACGATGAGATCGGCAAGATCGCGGGCGTCCGCTTCATCGAGACGACCGAAGCGAAGGTGTTCCACGCCGACGACCTGACCGAGGGCGCACGCGACCTGACCGTCAAGAGCGCATCCGGCAAGGTCCTGACCGTAAACGAGGCAATCACCACTGCTGACGCCGCAAAGCTGGCTGGCCGTGAGGTCGTCATCGGTGGTGCGCTCCTTGAGATTGAGAGCGCCTCGGCTGCGGGTGCTGGCAGCGCGACGATCACGCTGAAAGAAGCACCTGCTACCACCCCGGCGGCGTCGACCGCCATCTATCCGGGCGAAGCCGGTGCGAAGGGCCGCAACGTCTACTCCACCCTCATCATGGGCGCGGAGGCTTACGGCACGACCGAGCTGACCGGCGGTGGTCTTGAGCACATCGTCAAGCCGCTCGGCTCTGCCGGTACGGCTGACCCGCTGAACCAGCGTGCAACCGTCGGCTGGAAAGCAACCAAGGTCGCCGAACGTCTGGTTGAGGCGTATATGATTCGCGTGGAAACGACTTCCACGTTCGATGAGACCCCGCTGACCTAACCACCAAGGGGGCAGCTGTGAACGCCGCCCCCGCCACTGAAACGGAGGAAAGACCGATGAGCGAAGCAAAGAACGCCGTTGCGGCTGTGAACGCCGATCGCGCGGGCGAGGAGTACGTCAGCGTCCGCCTGTTCAAGGACAGCGGCAAGTACAAGGATGACCTGCTGGTGTGCGTGAACGGCGAAAGCTGCCTGATCCAGCGCGGCGTGACCGTGCAGGTCAAAAGAAAGTTCCTGTGGGCCATCCAGAACCAGATGAGACAGGACGCCTCGACCGCGAATCTCATCCAGACGATGAGCAGCGACTACGTTGAGAGTGCGAAAGCCCACAACGCGTAAGCGAATAAGACCGCGAGACACGAAAAATGAGTTGCGACACGGCGCAGCAAGGGACGAAAAAGTCGCTCTTGCTGCGCCGTTTTCCATAAGAGAGGTGACAACATGGTTATTGAAAATGCTTACGCGCTCGAAGAGATCAAGCTCGGGCGCAGGGGTGAGAATCAGGCACGCAAGGTCGTCTTTGACGTGCTGGGAAAGTGGCGCGAGGGCTACGGCGAGGGCGTCGCAAGCCTGATCGTGCAGCGAAACGGCGATGCGCAGCCGTATCCCGTGACGGTGACGGAAGAAGACGGCGCGCTCGTGTGGCTGGTATCGAACGTTGATACGGCGGTTGCCGGTGAGGGCGCGGCAGAGCTGCGCTACACCGTTGGCGATACCATTGTGAAGAGCCAGATATATAAAACACGCGTGCGCGAAACGCTGGAAGACAGCGGAGAGACACCGCCTCCGGCCTATCAAAGCTGGGTCGATGAGGTTTTGCAGGCGGCGGCGGATGCGGAGACGGCGGTTTCCAAGATGCCATACGTCGACGAGACCACGGGCAACTGGTTCAAGTGGGACGCCACGGCGGGCGCTTTTGCCGACACGGGCGTTGCCGCGACCGGTCCGCAGGGTGAAGTCGGCCCCAAGGGAGATACCGGCGAGCAGGGGCCCAAGGGCGACACAGGCGCAACCGGCCCCAAAGGAGACACGGGTGATCCCGGCGAGACTGGCCCGCAAGGCCCTGCCGGGGCGGATGGAGCCAATGGCGCAGACGGCGCCGCCGGTAAGGACGGCGTGACGTTCACGCCGAGCATGAGCGACGACGGCGACCTGTCGTGGACGAACGACGGCGGCAAGGCGAATCCGCAGACCGTGAACCTCAAGGGCCCGAAGGGCGACACGGGCGCACGGGGGCCTGCCGGTGCTGACGGCGCGAAGGGAGACACCGGCCCAGAGGGACCAAGGGGCCCGCAGGGTGAGCAGGGGCCGCAGGGCAAGACTGGTCCGCAAGGTGAAACCGGCCCGCAAGGCCTGACGGGTCCCCAAGGCAAGACGGGTCCGCAAGGAGAGACGGGTCCGCAAGGCGAGACGGGCCCCGTAGGCCCCAAGGGGGAGACCGGCAGCGGCTTCAAGGTGCTGGGCTACTACGGCACGAAGGCTGCGCTGGACGCCGCGCAGAAAGCGACCGCAGCGGCGGGCGATGCCTACGGCGTGGGCACGGCGGAGCCCTATGACATCTACATTTTCGACGGTATTACCGGCGAGTTCATCAACAACGGCCCCTTGCAGGGCGCGAAAGGTGACACGGGCGAGCGCGGCCCGCAGGGCATTCAGGGCCCGAAGGGAGACCCCGGCAAGGACGGTGCCAAGGGTGCGGACGGTCTGCCCGGGAAAGACGGCGCAGACGGCGCGCCGGGGAAGGACGGGACGAACGGGCGCGACGGCGTGACGTTTACGCCCGCGATAAACGCGGCGGGAGACCTCTCGTGGTCGAACGACGGCGGCAAGGCGAATCCGCAGACCGTGAACCTCAAGGGCCCGAAGGGCGACACGGGCGCACGGGGGCCTGCCGGTGCTGACGGCGCGAAGGGAGACACCGGCCCAGAGGGACCAAGGGGCCCGCAGGGTGAGCAGGGGCCGCAGGGCAAGACTGGTCCGCAAGGTGAAACCGGCCCGCAAGGCCTGACGGGTCCCCAAGGCAAGACGGGCCCCGCCGGTGCGGATGGCGCGAAAGGTGCGGACGGCGCAAAAGGCGCGACCTTTACCCCTGCTGTGTCCGCGGCGGGAGACCTGAGTTGGACGAACGACGGCGGGCTTGCGAATCCCGCGACGGTCAACATCAAAGGCCCCAAGGGAGACCAGGGCGAGCAGGGTGAGAAAGGCGCAACCGGTGCGACCGGCCCGCAGGGCCCCGCAGGCCCCGTCAATGTCCCCTCCACCACCAAGCTCATCAAGGGCAACGGCTCGGGCGGGCTGGTGGCGGCGTCTCGCGGAAGCGATTACATCGCAAGCGGCAACATCGTCAAGCAGACGCTCGTGAGCACGGAGACCACGCCCACCGAGAACTACGCTATCAACTGGTACTTTCAATAAGGAGGCGCTGAGATGGCAAGTGCAAAACTCGGCACCAAAGCCGTCGGCAGTATCGTCAAACTGAACGTCAACGGTGCAGCGAAAGAGTTTATCGTCGTCCATCAGGGCAAACCGAGTTCTCTGTACGACGAATCCTGCGACGGCACTTGGTTGCTGATGAAGGACATCTTCGAGGCCACACGATGGCACAGCTCGGATGTGAACAATCTGGAGAACAGCACCATCCACAGCATACTGAACAGCACGCTCTTGAACGCGTTTGAGAGCAACATCAGGGACGCAATCAAGCAGGTGAAGATTCCGTATCGCAAGAACGGCGGTTCCAGTGGCTCGGATCAGAGTGGTGCTAACGGCTTGCTCTGCAAGATTTTCCTGCTGTCCGGCTACGAGATTGGCTTCACGACCAGCGATAACCCCTACTTCCCGCAAGATGGTGCGAAACTGTCCTACTTTGAATCTGGAACCGACACGTCCGCCAACAACAAGCGTATTGCGAAACTGAACGGCTCGGCCGACCACTGGGGGCTCCGTTCACCGTTCACCTACAGCACCAGCTTGGTGTGGCTCGTCAACTACGACGGCGTCGTCGAGACCAGCAAAGCATCCAACTCAACTGGCATCCGCCCCGCGCTCATTCTTCCGCCCGACATGGAAGTCGACAGCTCTGGCAATGTCACGCCACCCCCTCCCGCTACACACAAGACCCTCATCAACGGCACGGTGTACGAAGTCAAGGGCGGCAAGTGCATGGTCAACGGCACGGTGTACAACATCCTCAAGGGCAGGACGCTCATCGGCGGGACGGGGTATGACATCACGTTCCCGAGCGCGGGGACGAAGCTGTCGGCGCTGGGCGTCGGGCAATCGGTGTTCACGAACGTCAGCGGTGTGAAGAAGGAATTCTTGGTCGTCCATCAGGGCTTGCCGAGCAGCTTGTATGACAGCAGCTGCGACGGAACATGGCTGTTAATGAAGGACATCTACGAGATGCGACAGTGGAACAGTAATTCTGAATTATTGTACGAAAATAGCTCTATCCACTCCTATCTAAACAGCACGTTCCTGAGCCTGTTTGATGCCAACATTCAGAGCGCAATTAAACAGGCGAAGATTCCGTATCTCAAAGGCGGAAAAGGCGGAAGTGTGCAGAGCGGCGCAAATGGACTGTCCTGCAAGGTGTTTCTTCTTGGAGGTTATGAACTCAACTTTAGAAATATATTTCCGGCGGATGGCGCGGGTTTAGACGGATTCGCAGAGAGCATCATCAATAACCCTGCCTACCTTGCCACTTATAACGGAACCCTCACCAAGTGGTGGCTCCGATCCATAACCACTTTGGACATTAATTATGCAGGATTAGTAAGAGGGTATACCTACGATAGTGCATCCGTAACAGAGAGCAACGGCATCCGCCCCTGCATCATCCTCCCGTCCGACGCCCTCGTGAACGAAGAATTCGAACTTATCGCTTAAAGGAGTGAAACTATGGTAACATACATCAAAGTCAACAACACCGAGTACCCCGCGATCATCACGGGCGAGCACAAAGACCGCACGTGGGGCGAGCGCGAGGTGAAGAACATCCGCCTGACGATGACCGCCACGGACGCGGCGGCACTGCTGCCCGACAACACGCCGTGGAGCATCATACAGCGCGACACCGTTCCCAAGTACGATTCGGACAGCCAGCCCACGGGCGAGACCGAAGAGGTCGTCAACGAGTGGGACAACAGCGCGTACAGCCTGAGCGGGGCGATCACCGACCACCGCGACGGCACGGTCACGGTCAAGATGGGCAAGCCCACGGAATCCGAGCTTTCGGCGGCGACCGTAACGGCGCTGGTCGGTCAGAGCATCACGCCGCAGCGCGCGGCAAGGCTGCGACCGATGATCGAGCAGGCCAGCGCGTCGCTCTCTGACGGCGAGGCGGCGAAGTCGCCCGAGCTGTTCCCGCGCTGGGCGGATCACATCGGCGAGACCGTCAAGCCCGGCGACCGCCGCAGCGATATGGACGAAAGCGGCGTGCTGCACGTCTACCGCGTCAACAAAGGTCAGGGCCACACCACGCAAGAGAACTGGCCGCCGCACTCCACCCCTGCCATGTGGACGATCATCAACGTCGACCACGCGGGCACGCAGGATGACCCGATTTCGGCCGCTCGTGGTATGGAGTACACCTATGGTCTTTATTACAAAGACCCCGAGGACACTAAGCTGTACCTCTGCGAGCGTATCGGTGAGCAGTCCGGTAACAAAATCACTCTCCAGTATCTGCCGCACGAGCTCGTGGGGCAGTATTTCACGGAGGTCTAATGTATGAAAATGCTGAAAGCTATCCGTGACGCGGATGCGCTACGGCCTAACAAATTGAGCACGCCGCGCAAGGCGGAAATTCTCATGGTACTTGAGCACCGAATCGCCGAGATGATGGGGGAGGAAGCCCCCGTTCTCAAGGTGAGCGTGGAGGATGACACAGCAAGCGTCGATGATATGGAATTGCTGCTGCCGGACGGGCACAACGAGTGTTACCACCTATATCTGGCAGCGCAGCTCGACGCCTACAATCAGGACAGCGCGCTCTATGCCAACGACCACGCCATTGCCAACGATGCGGTGGCCGATGCTATGGCATGGTGGCGGCGCGAAAACCGCAAAGAAAGCAAGGGCAACTGGAAGGTGTGATGACAAGTGCCGACGACATTTCAGCTGGTGGAGACGACCTTCCCGAACGGCGAAGGCAAAGACACGCAGGAGCAGATCAACGGGGTCTATGACTACCTTTTCGTGCTTCTGGAACAGCTTCGGTATACGCTCTTCAATCTGGACGGGAGCAACATCAACCAGAATGCACTGAGCGAGTTTATCAAGAATATTTCCGAGCCGATCTACGCCAAGATCGAGGATACGGACAAGAATGTGAACGAGTTGTCTATCACGGCAAAAGGCCTTGCGGGACGCATCAGCGACGCAGAGGGGAATATCACGCAGCTCGGCGTGACGGCGCAGGGCTTGCAGGCGAGCATTTCGAGCCTTGACGGCAGCGTGACGAACCTGACGGCGGATGTCAACGGACTGCGCACGCAGGTGAGCGGGAAGATCGACGGCACGGCGGCGCAGACGCTCATCGACCAGAACTTGAATCAGATCACGTTGGCGGCAACGAGCGGCAGCAACGGCACAGTCTTTGCGCTGAACAAAAACGGCGTGCAGATCGCGAGCACGGGGACCATCGATCTACACGTCAAGGCAGTCAACATCGACGGCACGCTGACGGCGGGTGCGCTGCGCGGCGGGAGCGTGAGCCTGCTGGCCGGAGATACCCCTGTCGGCAGCATGGATCTTGCCTACACGGGCACGGGGCAGGTCGGCGTCGGTCTGACGGCGACCTATGGTGGCATGAAGATGCACGCAGCGGGAAATATCTTTCTTGAATCCGAGCTGGGGCCGTTTGCATTGATCGGAAAAGACGATGCCAGCGACTACCCTGTCGTCTCGCTCGGCGGCGGCTATCTGGTACTGAGCGGCAACTACATGTTCGGCGCTTCGCCGCCAAGTGCCGCGCCGTATGGTACGGTGTTTTTCCTTGAGGAGTGAGAGATGGCGAGCTTTTATTGTACGCTGTCACCGGTCGACGGAGACGGGACACAGCTTAGCGTCTACGCACGGTTTACTGGCGGCGCGTCGGATTACACGTATAAGCGCTCAATCGACATCCGCATCACGGGCGTCGGGACATTCTCGTTCGATTCGAGCGAGGTCGGCGGTGGTACGAGCACCTTTGTCGGCACGATCACAGGGCTCACACCGGGCACGACATACGAGTGGATATGCAACATGTACTACTGGGGCGGATCGTGGATCGTCTCAGATTACAGCGATTCCGGCACAGCCACGACATACAGCGGCGGCGGCAGCGGAGGCAGTGCGAAGGCGGTCATCAACGTCGGGACGTATGCCTATCCGAACTGGAAGAGATACCGCGCGATCGTCAACATTGGGACGTATTACAACACAAATTGGCTATCGGTTCGACCGGTCAACAATTACGGGAGCTATTCGCAACCCGATTGGAGGTAAAGAGCATGAATGAAAAGATCAAGCAGGAAGCGGCGCACGCGATGCGCCTGATCGGCATTTTGAACGTCAACGGCGACGCGGTGGACGTGGTGGCGGCGGTGCGGCAGTCGCTTCGCAATATCGCGATGATCTGCGACGGCACGGAAGCGCCAGAGAAGAAAGAAAGCGAGGGCCCGGATGAGACTGCCTGAGATCACGGCATATACGAACCGGCGCGTGCAGCAAGAGAAATTCGGAGGCATCAACCACACGTTCGGTGCGGCGGGCGGCGAGCTCTACGACATGAAGAACCTGTCGGCGCGATACTTCCCGCTTCTTTCCCCCCGTGCGAGGCGCTATACCGTCCGCAAGGATATGGGGACTGCAAACGGCATTTTCAGTGCAGGAAAGCTCTACGAGGTATACGGAACGAAGCTCTACGTCAACGGCGAGGAGAAGTCGACGGTCGCAGACAGCGAAAAGACTTTCTGTGCACTGGGCGAGCGCGTGCTCATCTTCCCCGACAAGATCGTGTGTGAAAAGGACGGCACGATCAAGCCGATGGAGGCTAGCTACGCCGCGGCGGGGCTGAAATTCGGGAATGGTACGTATGCCGACGAAAAGGCGGCGGCAAACAGCATCACGACGACCGGCGCGGCGTTCCCATTCAACGTGGGCGACGCCGTGACGATCTCGGGCTGTACAAAGGAGACCTACAACAACCGCACGCCCATCATCCGAGAGATCAGCGAAGACAAAAAGACGCTGCGCTTTTATGAAAACACTTTCCGCCTGCCCGATGGGCAGGAAAGCATCACGGAGCCCGGAACAGTCACGCTCAAGCGCAGCGTTCCCGACATGGATTTTGTCTGCACGAACGAGAACCGCGTGTGGGGCTGCAAGGGCGACAGCATCTTTGCTTCAAAGCTCGGCGACCCGTACAACTGGAACGTGTTTGACGGACTATCCACGGATGCGTTCAGCGTGGAGAGCGGCACGGCGGGAGCATTCACGGCGTGCGTGAGCTACCTTGGTTACCCGTGCTTTTTCAAAGAAGACAAAATTTTCAAGATGTACGGCACGATTCCGACAAACTTCCAGCTCATGTCGAGTGCTGTTCTCGGCGTAATGAAGGGCAGCCACAAGAGCCTTGCTGTGGCGGGCGAAACGCTCTATTACCTCTCGAAGGTCGGCATCATGGCGTACAGCGGCGGCATGCCGCGCTGCATCTCTCGCACGCTGGGCGATGATGTGCGCCTCTCTGACGCGGTGGGAGGAAGTGACGGCCTCAACTACTACGTGAGCCTGAAAGAGGATGGCAAGGCGGCGCTGTACTGCTACAGCAGCGAAAACGGCGTGTGGCATAAGGAAGATACGCTTGCCGTGGTGCAAATGGCCTATTCGGGCGGTATCATGGCCTTAGTAGACGGCGGGTGCGTGCTGCTTGGAAATCCGGCAGATATCCCGACCGGCGCAACACGCGAGGGGGCTGTTATTAGCGAGGCGGAGTTTGCCGACTATGACGGCGGCTCATTCGACGCGAAGCACGTGCAGCGCGTACGGGCGCGGCTGGAATGCGAAAAGGGCACAACGGTCGTGTTCCTTGTCAAGTTTGACGGCGGCGCGTGGGAAGAGGTCGACCGCTGCGGGGCACAGGAGAAGGACGTTTTCACGCTCAACTGCCCGATCCGCCGCTGCGACCACTTTAGATTAAAAATCAAAGCCACAGGAGAATACCGGCTCTATGCGCTCGAGTACGAATACGTGACGGGCGGCAGAAAGTGAGGGGACAATGGCAGATAATTTCAAACACAAGAATACAGACCTGACGCTCATCAACGATTCGGGCGACCTTGATCTCATCCGGCAGTATACAGAGGCCTACAACAAGGCCTATGCCGAGGGAGACAAGGCGGGCCAGCAGGCGGCGCACGACGCAGCGGAGAAAATCCGCGCGAAGTACGACTATTCCGGCGGCGTGGACGGCAGCGAGTACATCAAACTCGGCACGGGCGCGAGCCCTGCAAAGGCTGACACGAGCTGGCTCGATAAGCTGGGCGACAGCAGCTACAACTATGACCAGAGCGGACAGATCAGCGCAAAGCTCGACGCGCTGCTGAATCGCACGCCGTTTTCCTACGACGCGGCGAGTGACCCACTCTATCAGCAGTATCGCAAGCAGTACACGCGCGAGGCAGACCGCAGCGCGGAGGATGTGCTCGGCAAGACGGCAGTGATGACGGGCGGGATGCCGTCCACGGCGGCGGTGGCAGCGAGCCAACAGGCGAGCGACTACCAGATGAGCCAGATGACGGACAAGATTCCCGAGCTTCAGCAGCTCGCCTATAGCATGTATCAGGATAAATTGAGCGGCGACCGCGCCGACCTGAATACGCTCATCGGCCTTGAGGACAACAACTACAACCGCTGGCTGGCTGACCGCAATTACCTCTATCAGCTCGCGCGCGATCAGGTGGGCGACCAGCAGACGGCGGATGCGCTGGCGTATCAGAAGCAGCAGGACAAGCTCAACTATAACTACCAGAAGGAACGCGACGCTATCGAGGACGCACGCTATAATGCGGAATGGCAGTATAAATTGCAGCAGGCCGCGCAGGCAGCGGCGGGGAAGGCAAGCGGCGGTGGCTCTCGCCGGACTTCCGGTGGCGGGGCACGTAGCGGAGCTACCGGCGGAGCGATGGACTACGAAGGTCTGTTTGCTGCGGCACAGGCGAGCGGGAACCCCAAGAGCTGGCTTGCGCAGAAGGCTAACTACCAGAGGTACGGCTTTACGTCTTCGAGCGGGCTTTATTCCGACTATGAAAACTGGCTGGAAGGTCAGAACGGTGGCAGTTCAAGCGAAGGCTATAATTCGAGCAATTTCAATGCGGCTATGAGCAGTCTGCGCACGATGCTTGCACAGGGGCGTACCGATTATGCTGTCGGAGGTATTGATTCTTTCTGGGATAAACTGAGCGACGAGCAGAAGGCGCGCGTGCAGAAGATGCTGAACGAATACGGGCTGACTTACACGGAGGACTGATATGGGAAAGCTGGTAGCACTGAACACCAATAACGAAGAGAAGAAATTAAAGACCGAGCAGTCAATTGCGACCACTGTTGCGCAGGGACGGCGCGGGAAATTGATGCAGACCGGGAGCGCGAGCGCCCCGGTCTCTTCTCCACCTACAGTATATCGCACGAGCCCGGTGAAGACGACGCCAGTGACGCGGCAGAATGTCGTGATGCCGAAGACGCCCACGCAGGGCGGCGCAAGCCCGATGTTCCGGCAGCAGAATGTCGTGACGCCGAAGAACCAGAATGCGCTTGCGCAGGGCCTCGGCAAGGGCGCTTTGCAGCAGCAAGAGGCGAAGAACTACCAGAGCGAAAAAGCCTTCAATCAGCATGTGAAGGACGTGAAGCCGCAGACGGTCACGCAGCGCGTCGGGAATACGCTCAAGGGCGCGGCGAAGACCTACGGCGCTGGCTTTGCCAATCTCAGCGGCGTGGCGGCGCAGGGGCAGGGCGGCACAGCGATGTCGCCGGTCTATCGCGCTCAGGCGGAGACGCTGGACCAGCAGATTGCGGCATTGGAAGCGACGCTGAGCGACCCGTCGATGACGGCACAGGATATTGCCGACACGAAAGAGGCGATTGCTATCGCTCGCAGCGAGCGTGAGAAGTACGGCAAGATCATCGAGAGCGGGGAAAGGGCCGCAGCGGGAGCCTATGACATCGCTGACAGGCTGGCAGACAGCGGCGCAAAGGATATCAATAAGGCGAAAAGCGGGCTGGGCAAAGTCGGACAACTCGCCGTTGACGCGGGTGTCGCGGGTGCGCAGATGGGGATGGATATTGCCCTCACGCCTTTTATGGGCGGCAGTGCGCTTTTCCCGATGTTCATGCGCAGCGCGGGCGGAGGCGCGCAGCAGGCGCGCAGAGCGGGCGCAACGCATGAACAGCAGGTCAACTATGGCCTTGCGAGCGGTGCACTCAGCGTGGCAACCGAGAAGATCGGCAACGCGGCAGCGCCGTTCAAGAAAATGTTCGGCAGGGGCTTTTTAGATAGCGTCATCGAGCGCACGATGTCGGGGCTCAATAACAGCGCGGCGGGCAAGATCGCGCTGTCGTTCATTGAAGAGGGCGGCGAGGAAGTGATCGAGGATCTTGTCCAGCCCGCGCTGCAGATGATCTACAACGGCAAGACGCTCGGTGGGAGTTACAGCGAGCTGGAAGCGGCGGAGGTTCTGAATGACTTCCTTGTTGGCGGCATTCTCGGCGGTATTGGTGGCGGCGTGGAAGCTGCGGCAAACCGATTCGCGCGCTTTGATAACTCCCTGGGTGAGAGCGGGCGAAAAGCGATTCGCGGCTCGTATCAGGAGGGCGAGGACACGGCACAGCACGTGAAGGACTTTATCCCTGCCTACAATGCGGGCGTGGAGGGAAAGGCGAACCCGAACCCGACGAATGAGACGGCCTATGCAGGCTATGTCGCGGGGCAGAACGACGCGAAGAAAGAGGCAGGAACGGGCGAGCATATTGACGGCCGTACGAAGGAAAATGTATCGAGCAGAAATGTAAACGCTTTCCAGTTTGACCACCCCGAGCTGCACGGTTATTACAGTACGGCGGCAGAGCAGATCGCCGGTATCGCTGATATAAGCCTTTCGCGCGGACAGCAGAAGGGCGCGCGGCAGCGGACGGCAAACGGATACCAGAGAAACAATCAGATATTCGAGACCCCCGCCATGCGCAAGGCGATGAACGAGGGCCTGACGCGCACGCAAATCATTGATGCAGCGCAGCGCATCATCAACGATAATGGACAGGAGAATGTCAAAGCGGCGAAAACGCTCGAGATCGTTCTTGACGACATGCTGACGAATGGGTACACTGCTGTTGATGGAACGGCGGTTGCCCCCAATACGGATTATATTGCAGCAAAGCAGCAGATCGCAGGCGCAGAGGTGCAGGCGACCGGCTTTGACAAGTATGTAACTGACAACCGCCTTGCCCTCGAGACAGGAGATGTGACAATGGATGAGCTGCGCACAGAATATGCGCAGCAGGAAGGAGCCGAACATGGAGAAGCAGTACATTTACGCAACGGCAGCGAACGGGATAACGGTGCGGATCCCCGCGGAGAAGTACGAGGCGTGGAAGAAGGCGCAGGACGAAATCCGGGCCGGAAGGAAGGGCGACACTTCGCAGACAGCGAAGCAGCTTCGCTCGATTATGGAGAAAAAGTAAGCACTGCGAGCTTCGGCATCGGCAGAGGCGCATTCAATGACAGCGTCTATCTTGTGAAGAACGAGACGGCGGAAATGCGCAAGGCGAAGGACCTCGCCAAAGAGCGCGGCCTGCGCGTGACGTTTTTTGCCGGAAATAATCTGACGTTCCGTGACAAGAGCGGGAAAACGTTCCAGGTGCGCGGCTACGTTTCAGGTGACCGCGTATTTATCCGTGCGGATCATCCGGAATTTACGTCGTACCAGATCATGCGGCATGAGGCCGGACATGATATGATCGCAAAGGGCGAAGTCGATTTGAACGAGGTACGCACGCGCATCGATAAGACCTTTACCGGCGGTGAGGTCGACTCCCTCTGCACGGCGTATGCAGACGCTTATGCCGGCACCGAAATGACGGCGCAGGAAATTTGGGAAGAGGTGGTTTGCGACAGCCTCGGCGATATGAACATTTTCGCCGACAGTGAGATCAGCGATGCGGCAGCGTTTCTTCTTGCGCATATCAAGGTGGAGAGCGAAACCGTTGCGCAGGAAAGCACGCGTGCGCCGCCAAGCAAAATAAATGGCAGGGCGAGCATTGAAGAGGCTGCCGATGGCAAAAAATATGTCCGCGCCGACAGACAGGTCATTTTTGGAAATGACCCGCAGAGTTGGAGCGAACAGCTGGAAGACTATATTAACGGGAAAATCCGCCGTGGACAAGACGTTAAGCTTATCGGCGCGGATGGCGACGAATTGGTTCTGACTGCGACCTCGGCAGGGAAACTGAGCGACAACCACACCAGCGATGGGCGTACTATGAGCGAGGCGGCATTTGAGCGAAAAGTAAATGCAGCATCGCATATTGACGAGTTGGCGCAGGTTTCTGTCAAGGGGGACAGGAACGTTGTAGATCATAACAGTCGACATGGAGACATGGCAAGTAGCGGTTGGAATTATCGCACGGCGTTTTTCAAAGACTTTGACGGGAAATATTACAAGGTTACGATATCGACGGCGCAGAGCGCAGACGGTAAGATGATCTATAATATTGGGCAGATGCAAGAAAGAAGCATCCCCCAAATTAATGGCTCTTCCGCTGCGGACAGCGGCGCTCTGCGAGGGAATGCTTCTGTAGATAGTCTATCTCGTGGCGTACAAAATGTCAAGCTGAAGTTCAGCATGGAAACGCCGGTCGAAGAGACTGACAAACTGATCGCCGTCCACAACAAGGATGAGGCCAGCATCATGTCCGCGCTGAAGCTGGGCGGCCTGCCCATGCCCTCTATCGCCATTGTAAAAGCCAGGGACGGGCACACCAAGTACGGCCCCATCTCCCTTGTGTTCAGCAAGGACACCATCGACCCGCAGCTATTCCGCGCCAACAAGGTGTACGGTGGCGATGCCTGGACGCCGACAGCTCCGCGAGTAGATTACCCCGTGAACAGCAAAAAGGCATCCCAGGTGGAGCACGAGCTGCACCGGCTGGCCGGGGATGTCTCCGTGGCCGGGGGCATCTTCGGGAACAGCGCCGCCCTGCGCTCTATGGGCATCGACAACACCAGCACCAGGAGCACGGCAGAGATGGCGGAGAAGCTGGCCTCCACGGACACGGTGCGGGCGGCCTATCTGGCAGACCAGGGCAAGAGTCTGGAGCCGGTGAAGATGGACAAGGTGTGGGACAAGTTCGGTAACGACACCCTGCAAAAGGTGGTTGACCGCCTGGGCGTGAACACGCTGGCTGAAATCGAGGCCAACCTGGAGACCGGTGAGAGCGTGAAGGACGCCCTGGGCGAGAATGCCGAGGTCATCCGCGACATTCTCCGGGACTACTACCGGGAACAGGGCGAACCCATGCTCCGCAGAATGGCCGTCAAGAGGCATTGGACCGACGCGGAGATCAACGAAAGACGGCAGAACCGCATCGACAATTCCATGGACGGCGTTTCCATCTTCACCCTGGAGGACATCGTTCACCACGCATGGGATATGTACCAGGACGGCGGCGCGACCAAGGGCGAAATTGACCGGATGGCTACCTCTGACGCGCTGCGCAGCTCCGTGGATGACCACGCCGTTGAGGAGTGGATTGCCGGGAAGCTGGACGGCCTGCTGGGCGAGGCGGGCATCTACAATGGCAAGGACCCCTACACCCCCTCCGGCAATCTCCGCAGCTTCTCGCAGCTCCACTATGCCTACACCCTGGAGAACATCGTCAAGGCGATGAAGGAGGGCCAGGAAGAGCGCGGCGGCAACACCTGGGGCGCAAGCGCCAAGACCCTGCAATCCGTGGCGACGCCGGAATACCGCAGCATCCAGGAGATCAAGGCGGACAGTGGGCGGCTGGGCATGGACGAGGGGACCGAGTATGAAGCAAAGCTCCAGGCCATTGATGACCAGATCGGCAGCATCATCACGAAGATCAAGCAGGGAAACAAGGCTCATTCCGACAATTCCTTCGTCGAGAGCGACATCATCGGCAGCATCCTGATGGAAACGTCCAAGGGCAAGAGGACGGTGGACGCTATCATGCGGGCCTTCTCCAAGGAGGGGTACAAAATCAGCAGCCAGACGGCCCAGGACATCCAGGCCGTCTACCAGGAGGCGGCGGAAATGCCCACCGGCTACTTTGAGGCCAAGCCCCAGCGCGCCGTTGGGTTTGACGAAGTTTTGGCAGCGGTGATCCCGGACAACAGCAGCGACCGTCTGAAAGCCGCATTGCAGGATGCCGGGGTCAACACGGTGGAGTATATCGCCGGAGATGAGGCGGACCGTTTGGAAAAAGTCAACAGCGTGGATGACGCAGCATTCTCCCGCGAGATCCCTGAGGCAAACTACGAAACGTTGAAAGAGAAGTACGGATATATCCCGGCGGGCGAGCGTGCATACCGCGAAGTGCAGGTACCGAAGAAGACGGCGGATGACAAATACGTCAGCCGCACGATCCGCACGGTGCTGGAAGCAAAGGCCACGCCGGACGCAATGGTGCCGACGTTGGAACGAATGGTGGCAAAAGGAGAGTTCTCCTACGGCCGCTATACGGACAAGCAGGCCATTAGTGACGCAGAAAGCCGCATAAAAACCGAGGGTTGGCAAAAGACCTTGAACAAGTGGAAAAGTTCCACCAAAGAGGGAATCAGCAAGGAGAACACGGCTATTGGCTGGGCACTCTACAACAATGCAGCGAACAGCGGTGATGTTGAGACAGCTATCGACGTGCTCGACACCATCGTAAAGCGCCAGAGAAATGCGGCACAGGCGTTGCAGGCAACGCGGCTGCTCAAGCAGCAGGACCCCGGTACGCAGCTTTATGCGGCGCAGCGCAGCGTGGAGAACTTGACAGAAGATCTCAAAAAGCAGTACGGGGAAAAGGCTCCTGATCTTAAAATCGACCGCGACCTCGCTGAGGAGTTCCTGAACGCAAAGGACGACGATGCGCGCACCGAGGCGATGAAGGAAATCTATCGCGATATCGGCAGACAGATGCCGAGCCGCTTCATTGACAAATGGAACGCTTGGCGCTACCTTTCGATGCTTGGCAATCCACGCACGCATGTGCGCAACATCGTTGGCAACGTAGGATTTGTTCCTGCTGTCACGGTAAAGAACGTCATCGGCGCAGGCATTGAGAGCGCTGCGAACGCGGTGAGCGGCGGCAAGGTCGGACGCACGAAGGCAATCCTGACGACGAAGGACGCAGGGCTTATCAAGGCGTCATGGAGTGACTATGCCAACATTCGCGAGCAAGCTCTCGGTAGCGGCAAGTACAATGATAATGTCAATGTGCGACAGGAAATCGAGGAAGGGCGCACGATCTTCAAACCGAAACTGCTGGAAGCGATGCGCAAATTCAACAGCACGGCGCTGGATGCGGAAGACGCATGGTTCTCTAAGCCGCATTACGCGGCGGCGCTGGCGCAATTCTGCAAAGCAAATGGCATTACCGCGGAGCAGGTCGCTGGCGGGAAAGGCATTGGAGCGGCACGCGAATACGCGATCAGAGAGGCGCAGAAAGCGACCTATCGAGACACCAATGCGTTTTCACAGATGATCTCCGATCTCGGCAGATACCGCGGGGATAACAAGATGAAACGCCTCGGAAGCACCCTCGCCGAAGGAATCCTGCCGTTCCGCAAGACACCAGCCAACATTCTGGTGCGCGGCGTGGAATACAGCCCTATTGGTTTCCTCAAAAGCATAAGCTATGACCTTATGCAGGTGCAGAAGGGTAATATGCAGGCGACCGAAATGATCGACCGGGCCGCCGCCGGTCTGACCGGCACGGGGCTGATGATGCTCGGCCTTTATATGGCGAAAGAGGGCATTCTTCGCGGCAGCGGCGGTGATGACGAGAAGAAGAAAAAGTTCGACGAGCTGCAAGGGCATCAGGAATATGCGATGGAGCTGCCAAATGGCACGAGTATTACGCTGGATTGGCTTGCGCCGGAAGCGCTTCCGTTTTTCGTCGGGGCAAACCTTTACGAGCAGATGCAGGCGAACAACGGGTATCTTACTATGAGTGATATGCTTCAGGCAGCAAGCAACGTGACGGACCCGCTTCTTTCCATGAGCTGTCTGCAAAGCCTGAACGACGTTTTTGACGCGGTGGGGTATGCGTCCTCCGGGGACACAAACGAACTAACCAGTGCGGTAGCAAGCGCGGCGACGAGTTATTTGACGCAGGGTATCCCGACGGTCTTCGGGCAGGCGGAGCGCACGGGCGAAAGCGAGCGCATGACGACCTATACGGATAAGAACAAATTCTTAACGCCGGATATGCAATATGCGCTCGGCAAGGCCAGCGCGCGTATTCCGGGCGTTGACTACGGGCAGATTCCCTTTATCGACGCATGGGGACGCACGGAAAGCTCCGGAGGAGTGGTCGCGCGGGCATTTAACAATTTTGCGAATCCCGCGTATACCTCGAAGGTAAGCGGCAGCAAAATGGAGGATGAATTGAGCCGCCTGTATGAGGCGACCGGTGAGGCCAAAGTCCTGCCGCAGCGCGCACCGAAATCTTTTACCGTGAATAAGGAAAACAAACAGTTGACCGGCGAGGAATACGTCAAGTACGCCACAAAGCGCGGGCAGACTTCCTATAAGATCGCCAGCGAGCTCACGGGACTTGCGAGCTATAAGTCCATGAGCGACGGCGATAAGGCAGATGCCGTTGCGAAAGCCTACGAATATGCCAACGTCGTCGGGAAAATGAGCGTGAGCAGCTATCAACCGGACGGTTGGGTAGCAAAGGCTGTAGAGACCGTCAAAAAAACGGGCGTTTCAGAAGCCCAGTATATTGTGCTCTATCTGGCAAAAGGCGGGATCGAAAGCCTGAAGGACAAAAACGGGGATACCATCAGCAACAGCGAAGGCTTACAGATCATGGAGCTTGTTTATCAGCAGAAGGGGCTTTCCGATAAACAGCGTGCAGCCCTCTTTGAGGACTTCGGCGTCGGAAAGAGCATTCGCCATTGGAACCGCGCGCGGGTGGACGAGCAGCTTGTAATCATGCGGAAGAAAGCGACGTAAAGAAAAAGAACCTGTCGGTGGTCCGACAGGTTCTTTTGCCCCGTGGTGAATTTGCGGAAGCGGCATGATAGGCTCAATGGAGAACACCATAAAAATAAGGGGGCGTGAAAAATGGATAATGCAAAGCACTACGATGACGCGTCGATCGCGTTGATCGAAAGCCGATGCAAGAGCAATACGCATCGAATCAACGAACTCACAGAACATCAGGTGGCGCTGGACAGGCTGGTGACCTCGGTCGAGGTCTTGGCCACGAAACAAGAGACCGTGGAAGGCGACGTCAAGGAGATCAAGGAGGACGTGAAGACCATCACGGGCAAGGCGGGGAAACGCTGGGACGGGCTGGTCGACAAAGCTCTCGCGGCGCTGGCGGGCGCGTTTATCGCGTGGCTGCTGTCGGGGGTTGCCTTATGAAGAAGCTGAGAAAGCGGGACAAGTACGTCATCGCGGCAGTGCTCAACCTCTGCTGGTACTGCATTGCGGTGCTCGTATTGACCGCTCATGACAAAGTAGTGCCGGACAGCCTGACCGTCGCGTGGTTCGCTGCGTGGACGGCAGAACTCGGCCTGCTGGCGGGAATCAAAATCAAGGGAAAGGACGAATAACATGAACGAATTACTGAACAAGAGAATCGCAAACCTTCTTAGCGTGAAGAGCCTTGTGACGATTGCGCTGACGGCGACCTTCTGCGTGCTGACAGTACAGTCGAAGGTGACGCAGGAATTCAACACCGTGTACCTCATGGTCATCGCGTTCTACTTCGGCACACAGAACGCGGCGGGCAGCGCGAAGGGAGAGTGAGCGGTGTGAATATCCGCAAATATCCCGCGAACGCGGGCAACGTCGGCGGCACGCGCGCGGCGGGCGCGATCAAGTACATCGTGATCCACTACACCGGCAACGACGGCGACACGGCGGCGAATAACGCGAAGTACTACGCGGGCAACGTCGTGAAGACCAGCGCGCACTACTTCATCGACGAGAAGGAGATCGTACAAAGCGTGGATGACCTGCGCGTTGCGTGGGCGGTCGGTGGGAAGAAGTACCCGTCTTGCCCGCAGACGGGCGGCGGGACGCTGCACGGCCGCTGCCTGAACGCAAACAGCATCAGCATTGAGCTGTGCGATGAGAAGAAGAACGGCGTATACGCGCCGGGCGCGAAGACCGTCGCGCAGGCACTTGAGCTGACGAAAGCTCTGATGAAAAAGTACAACATCCCCGCGAGCAACGTCATCCGCCACTTTGACGTGACGGGTAAGCTGTGTCCCGCGTACTGGTCCGGCAGGGAGAACGCGGGCAAGTGGGAAAAGGAGTTCAAGAGCAGGCTTGTGGAGCCGGACTACCGCGAAGTGCTCAAGAAGCGCGCGGGGCTGCTCGATCCGACGCTCGACTACCTCGCGGCGTACAAGTACGGCAGTGACCTGATTCGCAAGCTCGCGACGATGAAATAATTGTGCCCGAATCGGGCACGGAAAGGAAAACGGGCGGGAGGCCTGCAATGTCTCCCCTCGCGTGAGCGCTCTGCAAGCCCCGGTGCACAGCATGGACAAGCAGCACCGAGCGATTCGCGCACAGTTATCCTCTATGGCCCCCAAGCGGGCCGTGGCGTATATCTTATCGTTTGAGCTGCCGCCCGATGAGGCGTACTGCCTTATTGAATGCGATGTGCGCGGGAAGAGCCGCGTCGAAGTCGCGGAGACGCTGCACGTCTCACCGGAGTACGTGAAGACGCGGCGACGCCGGGCATACAGCAAAATCGCGGACGGTATCAAAAACGCATAAAGAAGAGACCCTACAAAGACCTTTTTCAGGCTCTTTGCGGGGTCTCTTTTTCGTTATCATTGAGGCAACAAAAGGAGGTGCGCGCATGGGATATTTCGGCAACCTTTATCAGATGGGGTATAACCCCTATTCAGGATATGCCCCTGCAAGCCCACAGAACGGCGCAGGAGCGATGCAAGGCTTTGCGGGTCAAATTACCCGCGTGAACGGAAGAAATGGCGCAGAGGCGTTCAGGCTCGCTCCGAACAGCTCTATTTTGCTGATGGACGAGAACGACCCCATTGTCTGGCTCAAACAGACGGATGGTGCGGGGTATGCCACCGTTACGCCGTACACAGTCGCGCCGTATCAGGCGGCTGCGCCGGTAGACGTCAACAGTCTTGAAAACCGCGTGAAGAGATTGGAGGAAATACTCAATGCCAAATCCGATGATGCAAATGCTGATGGGCGGCGGAAGCAGAAGACCGAATAATCCCCTTGCGATGATCGGCGAATTCCGCAAATTCGCTGCAGGCATGACGCCTCAGAAAGCGCAGCAGGAGATTGAACGCCTTTTACAGTCTGGGCAGATGTCTCAAGCGCAGTTTCAGCAGCTTCAAGAACAGGCGAAGGAGTTTATGCAATTTCTGAAATAAGCCGGTGCGCAACGGTTTATTTATAAAATTCTTTCAGGAAGGAGTTTTGACACATGGATAGTGGTATGTCTCTCAGCGATATCGCCGCGGTCACCCGCGGTGCGAACGATGAGAACGGCTGGGGTTCCGGTTGGTTCCTCATTGTCGTGCTCTTCCTCTTCATGTTCGGCTTTGGCGGCAACGGCTGGAACCGCCAGGGCGAGTTTGGACAGTACGCCACGGCTGCGTCGCAGCAGGAGATCCTTTTCGGCCAGCAGTTTGGCCAGCTGAACGACCGCCTGACTAACATCGGCAACGGCATCTGCAATCTCGGCTACGAGATGCAGGGCGGCATCGGTCAGCTGGGCAAGGAGGTCGCGCTCGCGCAGAACGGCACGAACATGGCCATCATGCAGACCGGCAACGACATCCAGCGCCAGATGGCAGACTGCTGCTGCACCACGCAGCGCGGTCTTGACGCCATCAACGCCAACATCGACGCTAAATTCGCAGCGCTCGAAAAGAGCCAGCTCGAAGGCCGCATCGCACAGCTTGAGCAGGCCAACAACCAGCTCTATCTGCGCGAGCAGATGTGCGGTGTCGTGCGCTATCCCAGCGGCTACACCTACAGCGCGGGCAACTCCCCGTTCTGTGGCTGCGGCTGCGGAAACGGCAACATTTGACGCCCTATTCGGCGAGGCAAGCGGGGCGGCAACAGCTGCTCCGCTTTTTAATTTTTTAGGAGGGTAAAAATATGAGTAAGTCTGCAATTTACACGACCAACGTCAGCAATCCCACCGTTGCGGTCGGCGGCATCGTGCCGGTCGGCTCGACGACGCGCCGCTATGGCTGCAACATCCGTCAGGACGGCAACGCGATTACACTGTGCGGGCAGGGCTATTACCTTGTCAATGTCAGCGCGACAGTTGCACCCACGGCTGCCGGTACGGTCAGCCTGACCGCACAGAAGGACGGCGTCGCCATCATCGGCGCTACGGCAGCTCAGACGGTCGCAGCAAACGGCGTGGCAAACCTCACTATTACGGCTATTATTCGTAACGCCTGCGGCTGTGACGGCTCTCTTCTGTCGCTGGTACTCGACGGCGTGGCATCGGTCGTCAACAACCTTGCGGTCACGGTCGAAAAACTATGAACGACGATTCGGATGCTCTGCTGCTCGGGATAATTTTGCTGCTATTTGCTGCAGAAAGCGAGGAAGAAAATGAAGCTCATTGAAAAACTGTCGGCGATGGTCGACGAGGAAATTGAGGACGCGATGAAGTACGCGAAATGCGCCCTCGAGTACAAGGATGAATGTCCTGCTCTTGCGAAGACGTTTTACGAGCTTTCCGGCGAAGAGATGCATCACATGACGATGCTCCACGCCGAGGTTGCTGGCGTCATCCAGAAGTACCGGCAGGAGCACGGCGAGCCGCCCGAGGGCATGAAGTGTCTCTATGACTATCTGCACAGGAAGCAGATTGAGAAAGCTGCAGAGGTTCGGACGATGCAAGGGATGTTTCGCGAGGGATGAGCGAGCCTAAAAAATGATGCACTATTAGCCAAAAAGGCCTCTGCCCGCAATGGGTAGAGGCCTTTTATGCGAGGGTAACGGCGGGGGTAACAGGATAGAAATATTGGGCATAATCGAGAATTTGCCAGAATAGTCTAAATATGAAAAAACCTCGAAACCGCAACGGTTTCGAGGTTTTTCTTGGTCCGAGTGGCGAGACTTGAACTCACGGCCTCTTGACCCCCAGTCACCGAAAAACGACGGAATATCAACGGGTAATCGTTCGATGGGGGTAACGAGGGGGTAACAGAAAAATTATATTGCATCGGTGATTTTTCGAAGGTCGGTGAGGTTGACATCCTGATAATACCGCAGCATTTCGGGGCTTGCGTGACCGATCAGCTCGAGTTTGTCCTTGTCCGATGCCTGAATGTTTTTCATCAGTGTTGCGAACGTATGACGGCATGTATGGGGGGAATACTTGTGCCGCTTGTTTTCGATTGGATTGTCAATGCCGATTGCCTTTAATGTGGGATAGAAAACCTCGTCGCGGAAATAGTCATACCTGAACGCTTTTCCTTCTTCGTTACAGAACAGCGCGCCGGATATCTTATCTTTCGACAGCCGATCTATGATGGGCTGAATCTTGGGTGATATCGTGACGGTTCTATTCTTGCCCGCTTCGGTCTTGATACCAGCGCGAAGCACCTTTTCTCTCTTGTCGTAGTTATCAATCGACAGGCCGAGAAATTCTGTAGGGCGGAAGCCGAGGTAACACATGCAGTAGATATAGTCGGCGTATGGAATCACGCCGCACGCCTCTTTTATCTTCTCGATCTGGTCGGCATCAAAGCTCGCACGCGGCGCGGCGTTTTCACCGGTGACGGTGAGATACGGGGCCATACTCATAGGGGCGTATCCGCGCGGAACGGCGTACTTATAGATCAGGCTGCACACGGTGCGCATGTTCTTCTTTGTCTGTTTGGCGCGCGGGCAGTCATCAATGCATTCTTGGATGTCATCAATCTCGACCGCGGCCAGTTTCATAAATTCGATCGATGCAAAATACTTTTCGGCAGCGGCATAGCAATTCAGCGTGGACTTGTCGGCTCGGTGCGTCGGGAACCATAATTCGTATGCCTTGCGCCAAGTGATATCCTTTTCACGGGGCTTTTGCGTCCGCAGCATAGGGATATATTCTAAGGCTTCTCGTTTTGTGCGGAAGCCGCATTTTTTTGCCTTCACGCGGGTCAGCTTGCCGTCTTCTTCACGGTAGCCTTTGGTGATTTCGGCTACCCATGAAGAGCCGCGCTTATAGACCGTCCCCGTCCCGTTGCCGCGTTTTGTGGCTTTTCGGTCGACAGATGCTTGCTTTTTTCCGCATATAGGACAAAACAGCGCGCCATCCGGCAGCGCTGCTTTACATTTGATGCAATTCGCCATGTCAGCCCCTCCAAAATCCATAGTCGACGCAGTGCATATCGATATACAAACCCCATGCAGCCAGCAACACCACCATGATAAACAGAATTAAAATCACGCCGTTTCGGATACGGACGCCGCGCCGCATGATCTCAATGGTATCAGCCTTTGCGTCAACGTGGCGTTCCAGCTCATCATTGCGCGCCTGCAAAGTTTCCTCGGTCGGCGTCAAGTGTTCGGTAATTTCGAACACTTCATCAAGGGATATGCCGAGCACCTTGCAGATCGGCGCGACAGTGTAAATGGACGGGGCTTTCGACATTTTGGAAAAGAAGTTCTGGACGGTGGACAGCGGCACGCCGGAAGCGTCGGAAATGTCGTGGTAGGTCAATTTCAGTTCTTCTTTACGGATTCTGCACAGCTCTTGAATGTTCATTTACATCACCTTAACTTTTCCGGTTTTCGTACTTTTGGGGTGCCAAAAGTGGGCCTGTCGAACGCGGTCGAATGCCGTCGTGTTGCAAGGTCTTGGTATTGAAGTGGTAAGGTAAAGCGCGATATGGTCAAAACAAGCAGCGGCGACCGCTCCCCGCTGCTGCCGAAAAGCCCTCGCCGGTGTTGCAGAGGCGGCGAGGGCTTTTTCAAAACTTAATCCCAGCACACCGGGCAAGCACCATATCCAAGATAACGGCAGTATTCAATGTTGTGAGCGGCATATTCGCTTGCTGCTTGAAACACCGGGCATTCGTAATTGTGATAGTACGATGACCCGCTGACGATAAATCCAATGTTGTTGTACAAGAAAAGAGCTGCGTCCAGATGGTCATATAGCCCCTCTTTCTGTATCTTGACGCGGGCAAGCTCGGTATTCAAGTTTCCGACTTTTGTTCTGTATTCTTCAAGAGCTTCTTCTTTTTGAGTGAGCTTGTTATTGAGCACGCGGATTTTTTCGGCAGATTCCGCCGAATTGTTTGCCCATGAAATTCCCTGCCAAACATTCCCAGAGAGGCTCAGCGCAAGAGCGACAACAAGGCCAATCACCAACGCTCGCGGCGCGGCCTTTTTAACCGGCTTTTCAGGGATGACGGCAGGCAACTCCGGCTCGGATGGGACGGGATCAGGCGAAGCCGGAGTTGCCTGTGCGGGGGTGGCTGGTTGAACCGGCGGATAGTTGTACTTTTCAAAATAGTTTCGATTCCACCAATAGAAAATGCTGCCCCAAAGAATCGCAGGGGAAAAACTGATGTCGTACCCATTAGAAAAATCATAGATGGAAAATGCAAATGCCAAAATAGCTGTGTACCCAATGTGCAGCCATTTTAGAGCCTTTGATGAAATGGGTTTTTTTCGCAACCGCAAGAGAAGAGGCCCTGCGCCATATATGGAAGCAGTCAACGCGAGAGAACCCAATGCAGATGCCACATTAAACTGCATAACATCACTTCCTTATTTTACACGGAAAACCGAAAGAATCAGGTCTACGATCTTCTTTATTACGCGGCGCTGGTATCGCGCGCGCTTTTCAAAATACTGTGGGTCGTTGTATATTCCCATTTCTTAATCGGTGGCCGTGGTGAAATGCACCTCGGCGCGGTATATGATAAGTGAAACTATTTACATACGGAGGATAAAAAGATGAACGACAAACAGCGCCAAGAGTACTTAACGATGTCAGATGCGCAGAAAAAGGAGTTTTTGCGAAAAGAGGTAGAGCGGATCGCCGCGCTGCCGGAAAACGAACACGACGCGGCCTTTGACGCGCTACGCGAGGCCGTCATGCCGAAAATCACCGATCTTCCGGTGAAGGGGAGCGATCTGAGCTACGGGGAATATTGTCAAAAGAAAGGTCTCGATTGGCGTACAGGGGAACCCAACCGCGCATGAGGTCGCCATAGGGCACGCAGAACGCAGCGGCGACGCGGCGCAGCTGCTCGTCGGTGGGCGCTTCCAGCCCGAGCGCGATATTTCCCGCCACGTTAAAGTCACAGCCGATGATCTGCTGTAACGTGGCCGTTGGGACCTTATACTGCGCGGCCAGAATCGCGACAGGGTGCGGCGACCAGATGCGCGCGGTATCCATATCTACATATGGGCGCTCGTCCTCTTTGGGGGCGGGCGCTTTTTCTGTGCCTTTTTCCGGCAGAGCGGGAAGCTCGTCGCCATCCAGCTCGGCAAGCGTGATACCGAAATGGTCGGCGATCTTCTGGCGCGTTTTTGCATGAGGGATAGCTTTTCCAGCTTGCCAATTTAACACAGCTTGGTTTGTCGACCCAATTATCTTAGATAAGCGATAGGCAGAATAGTCCCTTTGAGTCATGCAATAGTTTAGATTTTCGGTAAATGCCATAAATATTGACCTCTATTATTGTGTACAATGATACGTAATCATTTATTGACATATGCTCAATCATTAAGTATAATTAAGACCGTGGACAGGTACTGAAAAGCCAAGCCACCCCGACAAATCGAGCTGGCGCGAATTAATGTTTGTAGCAAAACTTAGAGTAGCACCAATGCTCCAATTTGTCAACATTTTAATCAAATTTGGAGGCGAAAAAGATGGGGTTCCCTGAAAACCTTGCTCGGCTACAGGCTGAGCACGGCGAGACGAATTATCGTCTTGCGAAAGAGATCGATGTCTCGCAGACGTCGATCAAAAGCTGGAAAGATGGCGCTTGCTACCCGCACCCGCGCCACATCAAACGGCTTGCCAAGCACTTCAAGGTAAAGGAAGAAGCGCTTACGGGTAAGGAGGACACATGAACGAGCTAATCAAGATCACTTACAACAATGACCGCCCTGCTGTCTCTGCGCGAGACCTGCACGATTTTCTCGAAGTGAAGACGGCTTATAAAGACTGGTTCCCGAGAATGTGCGAGTACGGGTTCACCGAGGGCGAAGATTTCAACCCGCTCAAAATTGAGCGAGTTCAAAACGAGGGTGAGCGCATGGTTGCTCGAACGGTTGACGACGCAGTGCTCACCATCGACATGGCGAAAGAGCTTTGCATGATCCAGCGCAATGAAAAGGGCAAGCAGGCTCGCCAGTATTTTCTTCAAATCGAAAAGGACTGGAACAGCCCGGAGAAAGTCATGGCCCGCGCGCTGCAAATCGCAGGGGACAAGCTCAAGCGGCTTGAAAGCAAGGTCGAGGCCGACGCGCCGAAGGTGCTTTTTGCCGATGCGGTCAGCGCAAGCAAGACTTCGATCCTCGTCGGCGAGCTGGCGAAGCTGCTGAAACAAAACGGCGTTGACATCGGGCAGCACCGACTGTTCCGTTGGATGCGCGAAAACGGCTATCTGATTCGCCGGAACGGCACGGACTTCAATATGCCAACACAAAAATCAATGGACTTGGGGCTTTTCACCGTTAAGGAAACGGCAATCACCCATTCTGACGGTACGGTGACGGTGAGCAAGACCACGAAAGTCACCGGCAAAGGCCAGCAGTATTTCATCCAGAAGTTTCTTGGAGAGGAAGGAACACGCAAATGAGCATAAATGAGTTTGCCGGTAAAGTCGATTCCATAGGGTGTGATCTTTCTGGTGTGACCGACACACTGTCCCTCTGCATCGCAGGGGCAATTCAAGAAGGCGAACTCTCTGAGACCGGAGACTGCCGGTTTTACGGGGCACTGATTCAGATTGAAATGGCGTTACGGCGCGTGGAAGAGGAATTGTGCTGTGAAGCTCAAGCGGCATTGGACAGCAAGGAGGAACGCACATGACGGTGGAAGAAATGCTTGCATCGGACAAGCCGGTGCTGACACCGGCGGATATCGCGCCGGTACTCGGGCGGAAGCCCTATTCGATCAGCATTGCGGCGAAAGACCACCCCGAACAGCTCGGATTTCCGGTCAGCCGCATCGGAACGATCACGGTCATCCCGCGGCTTTCGTTCCTGAAATTTCTTGGATATGAGGTGGAGGCATGATCGACACGTTGTTTTTCGGCGGCATTGCCGCTGCGGTGATCGCGCTCAACGGCTGCGACTTTGCAACCGCCCTTGCCGTCATCGGCGCGTGCGCGGTGTGCAAGGTGCTGTATGATCTGCTCCCGTATATCGACAGGGGGCGCAGACGGTGAGGCGGCACGACAAGCGCACGAGAGAGCAGCGCAAGGCCGATGAATCGGCGCTGTTTGCGGCGGCGTGTCTGGGCGCGACGATCCTCTTGATTGCGATCTCAATCCTCGCTACCAGCGCACAAGCGGTCGATGCGGAACCGGAAGAAGCCCCCATCGTAGAGGAGTATGACCCCGCGTGGGACATTCCTGCGACTGAAAGCGCGGTGTGCAACGACGTTTTTCTCGGTGAGTTTACGCTCACGGCGTACTGTCCCGGTCGCTGCTGTTGCGGCAAGTGGGCGAGCGGCTACACCGCGACCGGCACGCTGGCAACCGAGGGACGCACAATCGCGGTTGACCCGAAGGTGATCCCCTACGGGACGCGCGTCCTGCTGATCTGGCCGAACGGCACGCAGCGTAGCTACATCGCTGAGGACTGCGGGTGCGGCGTGAACGGCAACCATATCGACGTGTTTTTCAACGACCATCAGGCGGCGCGCGTGTTCGGCGTGCAGAGCGCAATGGCGTATTTGGAGGGGAATCAATGATCTATCGCTGCACTTGCTGCCACCTCATTTTTGACGAGCCGGACGTTATGCGTCGGCGCGAAAATCTTGACGGTGAGCGCGGCTACGTCCTCGTGACGGAAAAGTTCTGCCCAGACTGCGGCGCAGAGGAAATGTATTTTGAAGAATTGGAGGAGACCGAAGATGGATAACACCCTGATGAAAGTGACTCAACTCCCCGTGATCGAGGAGCATTTGAGGAGCCGGAAGGAGCAGACGGAGCAGCGCGTCGCAGAGG